GAACAGTTAACGGTAAGCCCTGTCAGGTAGCCAACTACTACAACGACAAAGGTGAACTTACAGGTCAGAAACTGAGATTCCCAGACAAAACATTTGCAGTCCGTGGTCACATTACGGATTCTCTCTACGGTCAGCACTTATGGTCTGGCGGTAAGAAACTTATTATCACTGAAGGTGAGATCGACTGTCTCTCTGTGAGTCAGATTCAGAACAACCAGTATCCAGTAGTTTCTGTACCTAACGGAGCTCAGGGTGCTAAGAAGGTACTTGAGAAGAACTTAGAGTATCTTGCAAAGTTCGATGAAGTCATCCTTATGTTTGACATGGACGATGCAGGACGCAAAGCCATTGAGGAATGTGCTAAGATTCTTCCTGTAGGTAAAGCTTTTATAGCTAACCTTCCCTGTAAAGACCCTAATGACTGTCTGAAAGAAGGTAAAACCAAAGAGCTTATTTCAGCTATCTGGAATGCCAAACCTTACAGACCCGATGGAATCGTTGCAGGTACAGAACTTGAGAACAAATGTGTCCACGAGTTACTTAATATCACAGACTGTGTACAGTATCCATGGACAGCCTTACAAAACAAAACACGAGGTATAAGACATGGTGAACTTATCGTACTCACCTCTGGCTCAGGGATGGGTAAATCAACTATTATGCGTGAGCTTGAGTATTATCTTGGTGTTGTACTTGGTGAGAAGTGCGGTATTGTGGCTCTTGAAGAAAGTACACAAAAGACAGGACTTGAGTTAATGAGTATTCACCTCAATAAGCGTATCTCTTTAGACCCAGAAGGTACAACTGAAGATGAACGCCTTGAGGCTTTTAAGAAAACAGTAGGTAATGGCAACTTTTATTTGTATGATCATTTTGGGTCTCTGGATAGCGACAATCTGCTGTCTAAGCTTAGATACATGGCGGTCGGACTCGGATGCAAACGCATATTTCTGGATCACATTTCCATTGTGGTCAGTGGCATGGATTCTGACGCTGATGGTGGTGAGAGAAAGTGTATAGACAAACTCATGACTAACCTCAGGTCATTCGTAGAAGAAACAGGAGTCACACTCTATGTTATCTCCCACTTGAAGAGACCCGAAGGTAAAGGACATGAAGAAGGCGGACAGGTTTCTCTGGCTCAGCTCAGAGGTTCTGGAGGTATCGCCCAGTTGTCTGACATGGTGATCGGACTTGAACGTAATCAGCAGGGAGACAACCCGAATGTGTTAACATTAAGAGTCCTTAAGAACCGATTCTCAGGTGAAACTGGAGTTAGTGGTCACTTACTTTATGATGTAAACACAGGCAGACTCAAAGACTATGAGGACTGCCCATTTGATTCTTGTGAGGAATTTTAAAACATGACTAAAGCATTATTGTGCAGAGACACGGTAAAGAAGTATTTAGCATTTGATATTGAAACAGACGGTTTACTTGATAAGCTGACTAAGTTTCATGTAGGAGTAATTTATGACAGTGAAACACAGACTTACACTCGGTACACGGAAGTTTCTGCATTTAATAATGCTCTTTGTCGTGGGATTAGCAATGGGTATTATCTTGTTGCCCATAATGGTATTAAGTTTGACGTACCTGCCCTTTGTTCTCTTGTGGGCAGGACTCCTGTATATTTTGAGTCTGAGAAGGTGATAGACACATTGGTACTTGGAAGACTCATTTATTCAAACATTGAGACATCCGATGTTAAACTTATGAAAGCCAACAGACTCCCTAGCAAGCTCTATGGTTCTCATTCTCTTAAAGCTTATGGTTACCGTTTAGGTGAACTCAAAGGTACTTACGGAGAACAGGAGAATGCTTGGGACGAATACAGTGAACAGATGGCTGACTACTGTGAGCAGGACGTCAGAGTTACCGTTAAGCTTTTCGAAAAGATGTTAGACAAAGGTTATCCTTGGATGGCTTGTGAGTTGGAACATCAGATCGCATGGGTTATGGCTAGACAGGAACGCAACGGCTTCTGCTTCGATAAAGACAAAGCTGTTGAACTCTATGCTGAACTTGCAGGTAAACGTCAGGAGCTTGAGGACAAACTCTCTGGACTCTTTGGTACTTTGAGAATCCATATGGGTCAAAAGGTATATAAGAGAGATAACCCATCAAAAGGTATCAAAGCAGGTGTCCCTGTGGACATCTACAAAGACGTAGCTTTTAATCCTAACTCCAGACAGCATATCGCTAGAGTACTTATGGAGAGAGGATGGGAGCCCACTGAGTTCACACCCTCAGGTCAGCCTAAGGTTGATGAATCTACACTTGAACCTGCAAAGGACATTGAAGGAGTAAAGGAGATTCTGGAGTATCTCTTGGTTAACAAAAGAATTGCGCAGTTGGCTGAAGGAGACAACGCGTGGTTAAAACTTATGAAGGAGCATAAAGATGGAACTTTTTACTTGCATGGTGCTGTCAATCCTAATGGGGCTGTTACTGGGAGAGCTACTCACAGCTTCCCTAATATGGCTCAAGTTCCCGCGGCACGAAGCCCTTACGGAAAGGAATGTAGGTCTTTATTTAGAGCGCCTGAAGGATGGTATGAGGTCGGTGTGGATGCTAGTGGTCTGGAGCTTCGTTGTCTTAGCCACTATTTATATAAGTGGGATTCTGGTAGTTACGCTCACGAGATATTAAACGGTGATATTCACACGGCTAACCAGAAAGCCGCAGGATTGCCCACACGTGACAACGCTAAGACGTTTAATAAAATGGATGTCTATAAACTTATCTAACTCAGGGGACATCTCACAGAGACAATCCTGATCTAAGCCTAGGAGAAACTATGTCTAAGAGATGTGCTAAATGTGGTCAGTTAAAAGACGAGTCCGAGTTTCACAAAAATAAACTAAGCAAGGACGGTCTTAACCGTTTGTGTAAATCTTGTAGAAAAGAAGAAGTGCACAAACAAAGAGAAAACAATTACTTTGTACATTATTGTAGAAGCAAGAAGTCTGAATGTAAGAGAAAAGGAATAGCCTATAATCTTACACCAGAATACCTTGAATCAATTTGGACAGGTAAGTGCCCTATCTTTGGATATGACTTACATTATGCATCTAAAGGCATGGGTTCTCACCAGTCAGCTCATTTAGACAGACTAGACCCTAACAAGGGTTATGTTGCAGGAAATGTTTGTTGGATTAGTGGAAGAGCTAATCGAATCAAATATGATGCAACTGTAGAAGAACTAAGAGCTATTGCAGACTGGATGGAAAGAGCAACGACTATCCCGAAAGGGAGTACACCTAAGCAGGTGGAAACGGTAAGCTAAGAAGATATAGTCTGATCTTACAGGTGACTGTAAGCAGTCCTAAGGGACGGGCTGAGAGTAGCGAACTCAGTTGAACACCATGTATTTACGGATTTATGTACGGAGCAGGTGATGCCAAGATCGGAGAGATCGTTGGAGGTACAGCCAAAGAAGGTAAAGAGCTTAAAGCTAAATTCCTTAAGGCTATCCCTGCTATTGCTAACTTAAGAGAGGACATAGAAAATGAACTGGTTGAATCAAGTTCTTGGCAAGGAGGAACTCAGATTGTTTCTTGGAGACGTAAAAAACATCCTTGGAACAATAACCTCCCTAGTACTCGCTGTCTTATTGGGTTGGACGGTAGGTTACTTCATGTTCGGTCTGTGCACTCGGCTTTAAACGTACTGTTACAATCAGCAGGTGCTCTTGTATGTAAAAAATGGATTGTAGAATGGCACAATAAGATGTCCTTGAAGTACAGCCATGATGACTTCTTTATAAGCGCTTGGATACATGATGAAGGACAATTCATGTGCAGAACTAAGGAGATTGCAGATGACTGCGTGCGTATTGCTCAGGAAGCCATGCGTGAAACACAAAGATTCTTCGGCTTCAACTGTCAGCTCGACACAGAAGGAAAAGTCGGGCGCAACTGGTATGACTGCCATTAATCACAACAGAAACAAAACTTTATTTGACTTACTTTTAGAACTTAAACTGGAGAGAGAAACAAAATGACTCACTATCTTGAAACACTTCTTTATGTATTCCTTAAACAGCCCAAACTTCAGGCTGACTATTCTCGTTATAACGCTAAGATTTTAGCTGAAGCTTGTTCCCGCGGTCACATCACTAGTGTAGTCGCAGGTGAGGCCCACAACCGTTGGTACACCACAGCTAAGGGCGTTGAGATGCTCCGTGAGTACTACTGTCTTAAATAATGGAATAAAAGTAACACTAATATAATAAAGGTTAACTTATAATAAAATCCACATTATAGGAGAAAACATTAAGTTAACCTTATATAACTAAAGGATAACTAATGGAAAACAATAAGATTATCGACGAACTTGAGTACTTCCCCAATGTTCCCAAGGAATTGTTGGACAGACTCAAGGAAGACTTTGACATTCGAAAGATGCTTAAGTATCGTCCTGACGTGGAGTATCTCAAGGGTGTACAAGCAGTGCTTGATTACCTTGAAGAGAAACACGAGTCTAACAAACGGATTAACGAAGAGTAAAACAAGGGGAATAACAATGGGTTCTATGTTTAAAGCTAAGACCGTAGATTATGAAGCACCTGCTCAGGCAGTAGACAACCCTGTAGTTGAGCCTGAAGCTCCTGTTATGGGTGCATCCGCTCAGGAATCAACAGAACAGAAATCTAAGAAAGGTAAGAAAGGACTTAAGATTGAACTTGATAAGTCCGCTAAAGGCTCGGCAGTAGGTGTCGGAGCTAATGTAGTTTAACGTATAACAACATCCCGCAAGCTTAGAGTTTACAATAGTGATGTAAACTACGCTCACTCCGCGGGATTTCTCTATTTTAAACACTATGACAACTTGGAAAATTCCTAGAAGATTTGGCGTAGACAATGAACTTTATGCTTACAAATGTGAGCCTACTGATAATCTCGACTGGCTGATAGCTAGAGCTGAGGCGAGGTTAATGGATAACCTTGATGAGAAATCTCTATTAGCAACAGGTAATCCAGAGGAGATTATGGAGTACATTAAGCAAAACCCTGAGGCGGCTCTTATTGAGTTCAGGGATGAATTTGACATCGAAAGGGGTGTTGCTGTGTTCTCCGTAGCTCCTTGTTGGTACAATCAGAAAATAAAAGCCATACAGGAAGAATTAACAGTTGGTTTTACTTCTGGGTTTACCGAGATCGTAGTACAGTTCATGGAAGAGGTAGCAAGGATTAACAAGGATATTAACCTTATATGTGCGGCTGTAGCTAATCATAATGTATCCGACAAGGTTACTCATGTCTACCAGAAACATGGATTCAAAACTTTTAACACATTCTATAAACAGGTTAAGGAGCTTGACTAATGGCTAAAGCAGAAAACAATAAGCCAGAAGAAGGTGCTAAGACCTTGTATGACAGGTTGACTCAGGAACGAGACAACTACACACAGAGAGCTGAAAAGAATGCTACTTATACCATCCCTCAGTTATTCCCTAAGGAATCTGATGATGGCGGTACGTCTTATGAAAGTCCTTACAACAGCGTAGGAGCTAGAGGACTTAATAATCTGGCTAGTAAACTTCTGCTTGCACTGCTTCCTCCGAGTCAGCCCTTCTTCAGACTTGGGCTTGACCCTGAGAGTAACGAAGCGTTGAAGAACTCTGGAGACGACCAGTTACAGCAACAGATTAACTACTCTCTGGCTATGATGGAACAAGCCATGATTAAGTACATGGAAGCTAACTCCATCAGACCCACACTGTTTGAGATCATCAAGCAGTTGCTCATATCAGGTAACGCACTGCTCTTCCTGCCCCCTCTTGAAGGCGGTATGAGAGCTTACACGTTAAGAAACTATGTTGTCCAGAGAGACACCATAGGTAATGTCATTCAGATTGTAGCCAAAGATACCCTTGCAAGAGGGACTTTGCCTCCTGCCTTACAGACTAACATGGAGTCTAGCGGGGATGAACAACTGGATGAAAAAGTTGATATTTACACTCATATATATCTTGTTAGAGCTGACACTCTTGAAGGCAGTACTTGGGAAAGCTATCAGGAAATTGAAGGTGAGATAGTTGCAGGTTCTGAACAAAGTTACCCTTATGGTAAATGCCCTTGGATTCCTGTAAGATTCTCAAAGAAAGACGGTGAGTCCTATGGTCGTTCCTTTGTTGAGGACTACATTGGTGACTTGATTTCACTTGAGAACTTAACCAACAGCATTGTGGATATGTCCATGATTTCTGCTAAGGTTCTGTTCCTTGTGTCACCTCAGTGTCAAACTAATATCAGAGCTTTGGCTAAGGCTGACAACGGAGCTTTCGTAAGAGGACGACAGGAAGACATTGTTCCTATGCAGTTAGGTAAGTCTCAGGATATGTCCACAGTTCTTACCACAGCTCAGGCTATTGAACAAAGATTGAGTTTTGCGTTCCTGTTGAACTCTGCTGTACAAAGATCCGCAGAACGTGTCACGGCAACGGAGATTCAATATGTCGCAAATGAACTTGAAGCAACTCTTGGCGGAGTATACAGTCTCCTCAGTAATGAGCTTCAGTTACCTTTGGTCGCCTGTGTGTTTAACCAGATGCAGAGCCAACAGTTATTACCTGAGTTCGACAATAACCTCGCAGAGATTGAACCCACAATTATCACAGGTGTCGATGCTCTTGGTCGAGGACAAGAGTTGATTAACCTGCAACAGGCTATTCAGATGATGAGTGCATTCCCTGAGTTCATGCAAGCACTTAATGTTGGTAACCTTGCAATGAGAATCTTTGAGGCTTCTCACATTGATACCACAGGTCTTGTAAAGACTCCTGAACAGTTGGCTCAGGAACAACAGGCTCAGATGCAACAGTATGCAGAACAAACAGCGGTTGATGCAGGAGCTCAGATGGCAGTAAATGAAGCTCAAGCTCAGCAACAGATGTAACCTTGGAGAGATAACTTTTAATTATGGATGAACAAGTAGCACCGACCACAACGGTAGAAAATGTGGATGTACAGATCAGCAACACTCAGCAGTACGATTTTTATGATGAAAACACAGATAACACTATGCTCTCCAATGAGGGACAGATTGAAGGAACTGAAGAACAACCTGAAGCTAGTCCTGAGACTGCTGAAGCAGGTAGTGAAGCAAGTCAGTCTGAATCTGCTGAAACGACTGAGCTGACAGAACAGATCGCTAAAAACAACGGAACACTTAAAGCTGTCAACAAAGACCTTAAAGCTAAGGGTGTTGACTTTAACGCTGTAATCAAAGAGTACGAAGAGTTTGGTGGACTCTCTGGTGAAACCATGGCTAACCTTGGTAAAGCAGGTTATCCTAAAGAGGTGATCCAGACGTTCATTGACTCAAGAAATATGTTGGCAGAAAAGTTCACACAGGCTGTCTATCAGAGAGCGGGTGGTGAACAGGAGTTTAAACGGATTACTCAGTGGGCAGGACAGAATCTTCCTGAGTCCACAGTTACAGCTTTTAATAAAGCTATAGACTCGGACAATCTTGAGATGATCGGTCTCATGATTGACGGTATGAAGAGCCGTATGGTTGCAAAACATGGAACTCGCAAACCGTCTGTCATTGGGTCTGGTGCAAGTCCGACTGCGGATAACAAAGGGTTTGAATCTAAGGACGCTATGATTAAAGCAATGTCTGACCCGAGATACGGAAAAGATTCAGCTTATATGCGAGAGATTGAGCAGAAGATGCTCCACACTCGCTTCTAATTTTATTAATTAAATATTTAACTTTTATAGGAAAAATAAATGGCTTCTTTACTTAATACTGGTATTTCCAATCCTGGTCAGAACCTGAGCTCTGGAGATCGTGATGCTCTCTTTATGAAGATGTTCTCGGGTGAAGTCCTTACGGCTTTTACTCGCACGTCTGTCATGATGCCTCGTCATATGGT